CGTACCTGACCCCGATAATTACTCTTTAATAGGTACAGATGCATCAGGTCTAGAGCTTAGAGGTCTGGCACACATGATGGACGATCCTATCTTTGTTAAAGAAATATTAGAGGGTGATGTACATACAGCTAATCAGAAGATGGCTGGCCTGGATAATAGAGATCAAGCGAAAACATTTATCTATGCACTAATGTATGGCGCAGGTGCTGCAAAGATTGGTAAGATTGTAGGAGGCACCGCAAGAGAGGGAGAGGAATTAATATCTAAGTTTATGAAAAACATGCCTAAGTTTTCTTCTCTTAAAAATAATTTAAATCAAACTGTAGAACGGAATGGAGTCATACCTGGACTAGATGGCAGAACCCTACAGGTTCGATCTCCTCATGCTGCTTTAAATACTTTAATACAGGGAGCCGGTGCTGTTATATGTAAGCAGTGGCTTGTTCAGATTAATGAGGCATACAAAAGAAAAGGACTAGATGTAAAACTTGTAGCTAGTATTCACGATGAGTATCAATTTGAGGTACATAATAAAGACTGTGAAGAGTTTGGTAAGATAACTAAAACTGCAATGAAGGAGGTAGAAGAAATATATTCATTTAGATGTCCATTAGATTCCGAATATAAAGTTGGAAAAAACTGGGCTGATACACATTAAATTGTTGACACATATTTTTGTGTGTAGTAAGATTCATAATCTTTTTAACTTAAAGGAGAAAATTGTATGAAAGATTGTCAGAAAAAAACTCTATCAGCTTTGAAGAAACGTATGCGAGTGACTCGTAAGACGGCTATTCAACATGGTTGGTGTGAGAACCTGACTGCGACTATCTCTGACCTACGAGATCGAGGTCATAACATTGAGACTATCAAAGCTAAAGCTGATGATGGCTCTCAATATACCCGCTATCGTCTTCTTCAGGCGGCAGCTTAAATTAAAATTATATTAACCTAAATTAAGGAGAAATTAAATTATGGCTACTCAGAAAAAAGAAGCACAAGCTGCTGATAATTATATGTATGCAACTGGTGTTGCGTATTGGACTTCCATTGTCGCACCTAATACCAAGTTTGAAGAGGATGGTGTATGGGAATGTACTCTTGCCCAGCTAGGAGATGAAGCTAAATCTATATTTGAAGAGTCTGGTCTTGAAATTAAAAATGTTGGAGATGAAAAAGGAGACTTTGTTAAGTTAAAAAGAAAAGTGAAACGTAAGGATGGGGTTCTTAATCAAAGACCATCAGTGGTTGATTCTCAAAATTCGCCTATGGATGATACCTACATAGGGAATGGATCACTGGTTACGGTTAAGTTCCGGCCTTATGATTGGTCGTGGGGTAATCGAAAGGGTCGAGGTGGTGATCTCTGTGCTATCCAAGTAGTTGACTTGGTTGAGTACAAGCCACAGATTGATTCTTTTGATACCGTTAAAGGAGGTTATGTTGCACCTGCCTCCGATGATATACCGTTCCCTGCGTAACCGAAAGGAGTGGGAGGGGGAGAGTAAAATCTCCTTCTCCCTACTTTTATTATGAAAAAATTATCCTCACTTATTGAAGATATCTATACTGTCTTACAAGATGGAGAAGGTTCGCCTCGATCCGATCAAGAGCTTCAAGAATTTGCGGAGGAAGCAGGTAAGAATATTGCGGGTCATCTTGTTAATGCAATTAAGGAAGATCGATCTAATCGAAAACCATATCTACGAATTTCTAATATAGGTAAACCTTTACGACAACTCTGGTATGATTTAAAAGAAACACCGAGAGTTGATGAGATGAAACCTCACGATCAAATTAGATTTTTATACGGACATATTCTAGAGGACATAGTCTTATTTTTATGTTATGCTTCCGGCCATGAAGTAACCGAACAACAAAAAGAAGTTATTGTTGAGGGTGTTGTAGGCCATAAGGATTGTCGCATTGATGGTGTTACGATTGATGTAAAGAGTGCATCACCGTATGGGTTTAAAAAGTTTAAAGATAAAACTCTATGTGAAGACGATCCCTTTGGATATATAAGCCAGCTATCTGGTTATCTCAAAGGAGAGGGTGATACGAAAGGAGGCTTCCTTGCGATAGACAAATCGTCAGGAGAGTTAGCATTGCTTGAAGTACATCCAATGGAGTTACATGATGTTAAAACAAAAATCGAAACTATCAAAAGTTATATTAAAGAAAATAAAAAGCCTCCTAGATGCTATAGTGATGTTCCTCATGGCAAGTCTGGCAATCGTCAGCTTTGTACCGCTTGCCGCTTTTGCGCTTTTAAGTATTCTTGTTGGGATGATTGTAATGCCGGTGTTGGGATTCGTAAGTTTAATTATAATAACGGTATCTCATATCTTACAGAAGTTCAACTTGAACCGAAAGTCGAGGAGTTGAAATGAAAACCCAAAGCGCTAAAGCTAAAGGAAGACGTTTACAACAATGGGTTAGAGATAAGTTAATAAAAGTTTTAGATATATCGGATGAAGATATAGAGAGCAGGAGTATGGGGGCTGGAGGAGAGGATTTAATAATGGCGAAAGCCGCTCGACAAAAGTTTCCCTACTCTATAGAATGTAAGAATCAAGAGAAGCTAAACATATGGAAATCATATGAACAGTCAGAGGATAACTCTGGTAAGAATGAACCTTTGCTAATCATAAAGAAGAATAATAAAAATCCCTTGGCGGTAGTAGATGCAGAATATTTTTTTAAATTACACGGATGAAGAGTTTGAAGATATTTTAGATGATCAGTTAGTAGATAAATCTAAAGACCCACACACTGCTTTGTTTAATGGTGTGATCGTTCAAGCATTGATAGATGTTTGTAATGATAAATCTTCCAAAGAAAAAGAGGAGGCCGCTGCTTGGTTCTTCTCTTCTGTTGTTTCAGTTATTGATAATTTTGAAACAGTGTGTGACCTTGCAAGTGTAAATCCTGTAAGGGTACGAAGCTTTGCAATTAGAATTTTAGAAAGTGACAACAAAAGTAAACTTAGAAAGCACATGAGTTTTCTTTTACATGATGATTAGGAGGTCCAAAATGGATAAGGTTTCAGATACGATGGATACAAGTCTTCAAACGCAGATAGGAGGAGATCACTATAAATACTGTATGATACAACCAGCAGAATATATCTCTGCTAATAGCCTTAATTTTTTTGAAGGCAATATTGTTAAGTATATAACAAGGCACAGAACCAAAGGCAAAGCAGAAGATATTAAAAAGATTATTCAGTATGCTGAAATGATTTTAGAGTTTGAATATACCATAGAAAAAAGAGAAGGGTGCGACTGACATGTTTAAATCTAATAAAAATCCACAGTTTAGATCAAAATTTTCTGAACATATCTTTTACACAAAATACTCACATAAAGATGCAGAGACTATGCATGAGTTAGCAGCCACTCTGGTTGAGGATGTATGCCAAGATCAGTTGCGTAAATCAGAGAAAGATGAGTTGATCAGCCACATATCGGAGCTTCGTTTTATTCCTGGCGGTAGATACTTATATTATGCAGGTCGCCCGTCTAAGTTTTTTAATAACTGTTATCTTCTAGATTGTGAAGAAGATACAAGAGAGGATTGGGCTAACTTATCTTGGAAGGCAGAGTCTTGTCTAATGACAGGCGGTGGTATTGGTGCTGACTATTCTGTTTATAGAGCAGAGGGTAAAGAGCTAGGTGGTACTGGAGGTATCGCTAGTGGTCCTCTACCTAAGATGCAGATGATCAATGAGATTGGTCGAAGGGTTATGCAGGGTGGTAGTCGTCGCTCTGCTATTTATGCCAGTTTGAATTGGAAGCATGAAGATATAGGTAAGTTTCTTTCATGTAAGAATTGGAAAGATATGCCTATCGGAACTACGGGACAATCTTTGTTTGATGTAAAACAAGATGACTTTAATTTTCCTGCACCTTTAGATATGACAAATATAAGTGTCAACTATGATACTGAATGGCTTTTAAATTATTGGAACACAGGAGATGTAGGAGATGTGTTTTTAAATAATGTACGACAAGCCCTCTCCACTGCTGAACCTGGATTTAGCTTTAACTTTTTTGAGAAAGAAAATGAAACTTTACGAAATGCTTGTACAGAAGTTACTGCCAACAATCGTAATGCTGCGGATGGCGGGGATGACTCGGATGTTTGTAATCTGGGAAGCCTTAACTTTGCTAGGATTGCTGATGTTTCTCAGCTACGGAACGTAGTAGAACTAGCTACTAAGTTTCTTATCTGTGGAACTTTAAGAGCGCAGCTTCCTTATGATAAAGTTCACAAGACAAGAGAGAAAAATCGTAGGCTTGGACTAGGCTTGATGGGTCTACATGAGTGGTTGATTCAGAGAGGTAGTCGATACGAGACAACAGAAGAGATGCATCGTTGGCTCAAGATTTATAAGTCAGAGTCTGATAGAGTTTCAGATTCTTTTGCTGATGAGCTAGGGGTATCTCGTCCTGTAGCTAAACGAGCAGTAGCTCCAACAGGTACTATAGGAATTATTGCTGGAACATCTACAGGAGTAGAGCCTATCTTTGCTGTCGCATATAAGAGACGGTATCTAAAGAATCGTAGATGGCATTATCAATATGTTGTAGATAGTGCGGCACAAGAGATGATCGAATTGTATGGGGCTGATCCAGATAAGATTGAGTCAGCTATAGATTTGGCTACAGATTATGAACGTAGACTTTCTTTTCAAGCTAACATTCAAGAGTATGTAGACATGTCGATCTCCAGTACAATTAATCTACCAGCCTGGGGATCAAAAGATAATAATGAAGACCTTGTAGTTCCCTTTGCTAATACTCTTGCAAAATATGCACACCGTCTTAGGGGATTTACCTGTTACCCTGATGGTAGTAGAGGAGGACAACCATTAACATGTGTTCCTTACAAAGAGGCTGTCGATAAATTAGGTGAAGAGTTTGAAGAGAATATTCAAACGCATGATATCTGTGAGATTTCTGGAGCAGGAGGAGTGTGCGGAGTTTAGATATTATCCTAACTCTCGTAGCTCAACTGGATAGAGCAACAGACTTCTAATCTGTAGGTTGCGGGTTCGAGTCCTGCCGAGAGTGCCAGATAAAACCTTGACATAAATATAAAGGTATGCATATAATGTATGGTATTAAAAGAAAAGCTTTTGGTAGCGATCTATTAATTTGGGAATTAAATTCTAATTCAACAGGGTCATTTGAGAATGTAGGCCCATTACTGTTTCCATCAATTAAAGAGGCAGAAGAATATGCCCTTGAAAGATGGAAAGAATATACTGTCACACATTATCCCTTTAAGGATTGATAGTTAGGAGTTATAATGGCAGCTAGAAAGTCAATTGGATTATCAACAAAGGTAGATACAGCTAGACATATGAGAACTTCTATCGGTTCTTCTACCAATTCAAGACCTAAAAATAAAAATACAAAAAGATTACATGGAAAAAAATACAGAGGGCAAGGAAGATGAATGATATTCCAACAGTTTATATTGGGTATGACAAAAAAGAAGATGATGCTTTTGAAATTTTAAAAGAATCAATTATTGATACTTCTTCTAAACCTGTAAGAGTAATTCCTTTAGATCAAGAAATACTACGGCGTATTAATTTATATCGAAGATCATTTCACGTTCAAAGTACTGATAATGGTTCTGTTAAAATTGATTGGCAAGATAACAAACCCTTCTCAACTGAGTTTTCCTTTACAAGATTTTTAATTCCATTTATTAATAACTTGCAAGGGCTTGCTCTTTTTATGGATTGTGATATGATGGTAAGGACTGACATAATGGAAGTCTTTAATCATGCTATGAAAGAAGACAAAGCTTTATGGTGTGTCAAGCATAACTATAATCCATCAGATGATTACAAAATGGATAATCAAGTTCAGACTAGATATAATCGAAAGAACTGGTCTAGCTTTGTGCTATGGAACTGTGAACATGAAGCCCATAAAAATTTAACGATTGACGATGTTAATTTAAAATCAGGTTATTATCTACATAACTTCCAATGGTTATCAGATGATCTAATTGGAGATATCCATGAAGAATGGAATTGGTTAGATGGTCATTCGCCAGAAGAGATGGAAGCAAAGAACGTACACTTCACTACTGGTGGACCTTGGTTTCCTAAGTGGAAACCTAAGAGATTAGTCGATGCTAAGTATGCATTGGAGTGGACTAACTTTAGAGATGCTCTTACAATAGAAGAGGTGCTAGGAAAAACAAAAACAATGAGGTGGAATAAAACTTATGAGTAACAAAAATAAGGTGACGGTGGTAACATCCTTTTCGGAGGATGGCTGGGAAACTTATGCCGAGAGAATGATTAAGTCTGCTGCAAAATATTGGGAACCGTCCATCAAACTTGTTGCTTACTACCATGACTTTGATATTAATTCTAAAGACATACCAGAGTGTGATCACATTGAGTTTAGAAATCTAAATGATCTAGAAGAACTGCATCAGTTTAGAAATACCTACAAAGATTTTAATGGTACAGGTAAAGATAGTCAGGGTTATAACTGGCGTATGGATGGTATTAAATTTAGTCATAAAGTATTTGCTATTGCTGACTGTGCATTTAATTTAAAGAGCGATAGTGATGAGGCAGGGAGTGATCAGAATCCTGGCTGGTTAGTATGGATGGATGCTGATACTGTTACAGAGAAAACATTATCAAAGAAAGCCCTTCTTGAATCTTTACCAGAGAAAGTTAATCTAGTACATCTAGGAAGAAAACATTTTACCTATAGTGAAACTTCTTTTATTGGTTTCAATTTAAATAGCGACACAACTCTAGAATTTATTGGTGACTTTATTGGCGCTTATCTAACAGGAGAAGTTTTTAATTATAGAGAATGGCATGACGGGTTTCTATTTGAAAGGCTTCTAATTATTTACAAAGCTCATGGCTTGAAGTTCCATGATTGGACCGGATCAAAAGATATAAAGTCGCAAGTAAAAGGTGAGCAAGCCTTCGATTTATTTCCTCTTGGTAGTTATGTAAAACATTTTAAAGGTAGTAGAAAGAAGGCTGCTGCTCAAGGCGTAGCCCCAGATGTTAATGGACCTCAAAGATATGCTAAGTTAATTGAATTGGTAGAGCTTTACCAGCCTAGTACCATTGCGGAAACAGGTACATGGAATGGTGGTCGAGCTATTCAAATGGCAGAGGCTGCATTTAAATCTTCGCATGAAGTAACTTACTATGGCTATGATCTATTTGAAAATGCTACTACAGAGATAGATGAGAAAGAACTGAACAGCAAACAACATAATAGTTTTACTGCAGTGAACGCAAGACTTACAGAGTATCAAGAGAATTGTAAAAATGCTGGTCGTAAGTTTAACTTTGAATTGTTTAAGGGAGATACAAAAGATACACTTCAAGAAAAGAAAGTTGACTTTGCTTACATTGATGGTGGACACTCTGAAGAAACTGTAACCCATGACTATGAGATGTTAAAAGAAAGTAAGGTTATTGTCTTTGATGATTACATTTCCAAAGATGAAAATGGAAATGATCCAGGCGAAGAATTTTATGGTGTTAATAAACTGATCGAAAAGATTGATCATCGAAAGAAAGTGTTACCCTCTGCTGATCGAATTATGGAAGGAGGTATCACTCACCTAGCTGTTGTTCTAACGGATGATAGCCTTGACGATATTCCAGAAACTCTAGGACGATCACCTATTATTGTACAACCTAAAGATTGTATGCCTAAAGAAGATATTCTTAATAATGTTAAAAAGAATACTTCTGTTATTGATACATGGGTAACAAAAGCAAAGCCTCATTCAGAGGTTGCTATTATTATTTCGGGTGGA